TACACTCACCAAGCTACCTATTCAGATGTTGCAATGATATTCGATGATATTCCTGTAGAATTTGATGGGTCAAATACTGGTTGGTCAATGAAGACTTCTACAGCAGGTAGAAGATTTGTTAGAGAACTAACAGGCGAGAAAGCAAGGTCAACACTTGGAAATGTTAAAAGACAAATAGAAATCTTTAATAAGTTAGAGAGTGACACTAAGATAACACTTATCGTTCAAGGACAAGATGTAGACTCTTACAGAGAATACATTGAGACCATTGTTAATGGATTAACCGATGAAGAACTAAAAAGTTGTGTGTCAATATCTCTTGCATCTGCATGTTCGGGTTCAGGCTTCAACAATAGAATGGAAATGATTTATGCATGTAAAGAGTTTCAGATACCAATGGAACTTAAAAGTAATGTTCATTTATTAGGTGTTGGTTCACATGATATGATGACACCATTTTTTGTTTCACCCGAGTATTTTGATTTTGTTAAAACACTTTCATACGACTCATCCACACAAGCAAACTCATGGTTCTTTTCAAGATATAGAAATAAAGATTGGAAGAATATAGAGATTGATAGTCCAGCAGGTGATTACAGACAAAGAAGAAACGACTCTCCAAATACAGAGAGAGTAACATCAAGCACGGGTAAAACACTAGAACAAATGTATACCGAACAACTTGTCCCATCATATGGAGAACTCTTTGAATTAAATAAAGATGCATTTACTAAATTCGGAATTCCTAACCTTAAACATCTTATTGAAGAGTCAACCAAATGGTCTACAAAAAATGTCGAAAAGGCAAGACTATATAATAGTGATGAAGGAAAACATGGTGCTAAACTATTACCTTTCTTTAATCAAATGCAAGTAGTAGAACACTTTATGGATAGAGTTCAGAAACTAACAGATAATCCAAGTCAGATAAAGGACAGGGGATTATCTCAAGTTAAAGATTGGGATATGTTTATTAATGGTTGGTTACCTTATCAAGGAACTATGGATAAGTTACCAACAGAATTTGCTGGGAGTTTAAGTGAGTTTTTCTAATACACCTTTATTTGATGCAAAATACTACAGAGTTGTAGAGAATCCTAATGAAGAGGGAGCTGCAATTGAACTTACAGATGGTGACTGGGAAGGTCTTGTTTATCAATATGGTAAGGTGCAATTTGAAGAAGGGAAACCCAATATTAACTTTGAAAGAACTGTAAGAAGATTACCAATTGGGGTAGAAAACACCGAAGATGCAATTGAAGAACTCCTAAATAATGGTGTACTAAATAAAGTCATGGGTGATATTTTACTAGAACTCATTGACGAACAAATCAAACGAGAGGAAAAAAACAATGGCAAGACAATATCATAGGTTTACAAAGGACAGTGATGCAGTAGCCCACGACCAAGAAGCACATATTTTTAATTGTGAAGAAGGTGAATTGGAAGCACTTAAAACTGCAAATGGTGGTTTTACATGGGTAGAACTAGTTGCAGATGAAGACGTACCCGACCCTGCTTAATTAAAGGAATAGATTATGAACAGAGAAATTCTAAAAGAACAAATTAAACGTCACGAAGGTGAAGTACTAGAAGTCTATGCAGATTCACTAGGATACTTAACACTAGGTGTCGGACATCTTATCAAAGAAGGTGATAGTGAACACGGACAACCTGCTGGAACACCAGTAAGTCAATCTACTGTTGATGCATATTACGAATCAGATTTTGATAAACACGTAGATGAAACTATTCATGTGTTTGAATCAAAGGGTGGAAAGGATTTCTATTCTTTACCCGAAGACATTCAACATGTACTAGTCAACATGACATTTAACTTAGGTGGAAGTCGTTTTGGTAAGTTTAACAACATGTGGAAAGGTGTTGTATCTGAAGACTGGGAAAAGGTTGCAGTAGAAATGGAAGACTCTCGTTGGTTTAAACAAGTCGGAAGACGAAGTGTTGAACTACAGGAAATGGTGCGTTCTTGTGTTTGAGGCCCAATTTTTGACATCTAATAACGATAAATCAGTCAAGTGTTTAAGACTTGAAAATGGAGATACCATCATAGGATTTGTATCAGAAAACAAATTTTTTGGTAAAACAACATACACCATCGAAGATACACATGCATGTATAGTTCAAGTAGATGGAGGCAACATGGAAGTTGGTCTTGCACCTTGGTTACCATATGCAAAGGACTATACTTTTCAGATTAAAGGTATAAGAGTTGTAACAACTTTTGAACCAAGACCACAACTAGAAACTAACTTTAGAGTTCTTATCGGTAAACAAAGAGGTAAGTAATGGAAAACGATTTTCTGTTAAAGGCTCTTCAGAGTAAATATCAAGGTGACATGGATGTTGCCTTGGCAAACCTTAAAGTTTATCAAATGAATCCTAGTGGAATCGGAGAACATCCCGAAATCATCCAAGCTATGGATATGGAAGTGGAGAAATACTGTACTGCAAAAGAGAAGTATGAAGCAGTCAGTGAAATCTTAATTCCTTCACAAAACGACCAAAAAACACTTGTAGAATAAGTCATTCTGTAGTATAATAACTACATGGATTTCTATACTAATGTCTGCAGAACACGTGACAAAATTCTAGTCACGGGTTATCAAGGAAACAAAAAACAACAACTATCGGTTGCATACCGACCAAATCATTATGTCCCATCTAAAAAGGGGGAGACTGCATACAGGTCTCTTGATGGGAGACCACTTGAGGTTGTCAATCTCAATTCAATGGGTGGTGCAAGAAAGTTCAGAGAAAGTTATCAAGGAACCAGTGGATTTGAAATCCATGGGTATGACAAATACATCTACACTTACATTGCAGATAAATTCCAAGGTGATATAAACTTTGACCCAAAGAAAATTAAAGTTGCAACACTTGACATTGAGTGTGAGTCAGAAAACGGATTCCCCGAACCCAAGCTTGCAGAAGAAAAGGTTAATGCAATAACAATCAAACCATTCCGACATAATCCACAAACATTTGGTATAGGTGCATGGGATGAATGTCCACCTAATGTTAATTATCATGAGTGTGTCGATGAAGCACAACTTCTAACGGAGTTCATTAAGTATTGGAGAAAGGAAAAGTTTGATATCATAACAGGTTGGAATGTAGACTCATTCGATATGACCTATCTTTGTAATCGTGTTGACAAACTATTTGGTGAAGGAGAACATAAGAAGTTCTCTCCATGGAATATGTCTGATGTCAGAGAATACAGAAACCAATATGGTAAGATGGATATGACATTCACTCTTTATGGAATTAACATACTAGATTACCTAGACCTTTACAGGAAACATACATTTGTTAATCAAGAGTCATACAAACTTGACCACATTGCACATGTCGAACTTGATAAAAATAAGTTAGATTACTCTGAATATGGTTCATTACATAAACTATATCAACAGAATTATTCCAAGTATCTAGAGTATAATGTTAAAGACGTAACACTTGTAGAAGACCTAGAAGATAAACTAGGACTATTAGAGTTAACTTACTCAATGGCTTACAATGCAAAGTGTAACTATTCAGATACATTTGGAATGGTCAAGTACTGGGAAACAATTATATATAATTTCCTCAAAGAACAGAACATCCAAACACCACCACAAAGATTAGACAGAACCAAACACAATCAAATTGTCGGTGCATATGTTAAGGAACCTCTTGTAGGGAAACATGATTGGGTTATGTCATTTGACTTAAACTCACTCTATCCCCACATCATTATGCAACACAACATCTCACCCGAGAAGATGATTAAGGGTGGTGCAAGAATGGATGTTAATGTTCAGAAGATGTTGGATGGTGATGCAGACTTATCTGAACTTAAGAAGAACAACAGAACAGTAACACCAAATGGAGTGATGTTCACTAGAAACAAACAAGGTTTTCTTCCCGAACTCATGGAGACATTCTATGATGAAAGAAAGATGTGGAAGAAGAAGATGATTGAGTATCAGATTGAGAAGGAGTCTTGTAAAGAATTAAAACGAAAGAGAGAACTTGATACACTTATCAAACGTGCATACAACAATCAACAGGTCAGAAAGATTGCACTTAACTCTGCATATGGGGCTCTTGCAAATCAATACTTTGCATTCTTCGACCCTAACCTTGCAGAAGCAATTACCATGTCGGGTCAGTTAGTTATTAAGATTGCAGAGAAGACCATCAATACTTGGATGAATAATATTCTAAAAACAGATGGAGAAGATTATGTAATTGCAATGGATACTGATTCAGTTTACATTACTTTTGATAAACTAGTGTCACAAGTGTTTCCCGAAGGCACCGACAAAGACAAAATTATCAACTTCCTTGACACTATCGGAAGGGATAAAGTAGAGGGCATCTTATCCAAAGGGTATGATGAACTTGCAGATTATACTAATGCATTCCAACAGAAGATGGAAATGGGACGTGAGGTAATTGCAGATAGAGGTATTTGGACTGCAAAGAAAAGATACATTCTAAATGTATTTGACT